ATTTATGCGGGTTCTATTGGCATATTGCCCTATGTTTCAGGCGGCGGCAGTGCTTTGTGGAACCTGACACTCGAATATTCGAGCGATAACATCACTTGGGAGACCTTGGATGACCTCGGAGCGGTCACTGTGACCGATAACGAGTGGATTTGGACGGATATTAACCCCGGTCAGCTCGTGCAGTACTACCGAGTGCGTGCATCTGGCGGTACAACGCTCGCTTTGCGTGAGTTTTACGTCGGAAACAACTCAACCGAGATCACAATGTCTCGTTTGAACCGCGACGACTATACAAACCTGCCAAACAAGAACTTCACATCGAACCAGCCCTTCCAATTCTGGTTTGATCGCACAATTCCCCAGCCAACTTTGTATTTGTGGCCAGTTCCAAGTGATCCGTTCGTGCAAGTAACGGTGTGGTACAGCAAACAAATCATGGATGTGGGTGCTTTGACTGACGAGCTGTACATCCCAACACGCTGGTACGAGGCCACTTTGATGATGCTGGCTCACCGCATGAGCCTTGAGTTGCCCGGTGTCGATATGGCGCGTGTGCAGTACCTCGAAGGCCAAGCTGAAAAGTATCTGAATCAAGTTGAGCAAGAAGAGCGCGACAAGTCGCCGATCTACTTCGCACCGAATATTTCGGTGTACACGAGGTAAGCCATGCCGATCTTTTTGGACACCCGTGGAAATGCTACTTTATCGATAGCGATCTGTGATCGATGCAAGATGAAGCGCGCCCACGACGAGATGCGTCCAGATCCCAATTTCCCGGGTCTCCAAGTCTGTGGCCAAGGGTGCGCAGATGAAAAAGATCCCTATAGACTTCCAGCCCGAAAAACTGAGAGAATAACGATCAGATTCCCACGTCCTGACGTGAGTGTTGCCGCCAATGACAACAACATTGTTACGACCCAAAATGGCGTGACTGGTGGTAGCTTCATCATCTCGACTGAGGGTAACACTCAGGATCCTGAGAATAATGGTAACAATGACCAACTGAGCCCATAATATGTCCGCACAAGTAACGATCACGCAATTACCATCCGCTGGCGCTATTACGGGCTCGGAGCTCGTGCCAATCGTCCAGAATGGCCAAACCGTCAAGACCACGACAGGCGCTATTGCCGCCTCTCCAGCTCAGACACAGACGTTCCTGACCCTCAATCAAGAACCAACACTTCCCAACAGCCGTGCATTGGCTGGCAGTACTGGTGTTGGTTTGGTCGATGGTGGTGCGCAGTCTACCCTTCAGATCACCTTAAATGGGGTCTCAGGAAGCCTTGAATCGTCCTCTAACGGCATTATTGCCAAGACTGGGGGCTCGGTAACAGGACGCACGTTTCAGACGTCTGGAAGCGGTTTAGGCATCTCTAATGCTGATGGCGTATCAGGTAACCCAACATTTGCTTTGACAGGTGTTGCGGCTTCCGTTGCCGCGCTGTCTGGCACGGGCATGTTGGCCATGACTGGTGGCGGCACAACAGTGTCTGGCCGTGACCTTACAGGAACCGCAAATCAGATCACCATCACAAACGGTGACGGCGCTTCTGGTAACCCAACTTTTTCGATTGCAACTAACCCCGCGTTGCCCGGCACTGGGGGTGTTGGCCTTCCCACTGGCACGACAGCACAAAGACCTGCATCTCCAAGCAACGGAACATTCCGCTACAACTCGACCACAGGCTTGCTGGAGTACTACTCAGCAGGTACTTGGACAGCTCTTGCGGCTGGCTCTGGTGTAACCTCTGTTGCAACTGGTACAGGTCTGACTGGTGGCCCGATCACTTCGACAGGCACAATTTCAATTGACAATACAGGCGTGACTGCTGGCTCATACGGCGCCGCATCTAAGACATTGACAGCTACGGTCAACGCGCAAGGTCAATTGACAGCGATGGCTGAGACCTCTATTGCAATTGCCAATACACAAGTCACTGGCTTAGGGACGATGTCCACGCAGAACGCAAGTGCAGTAGCAGTTACTGGTGGAACGATCAACGGAACCTCAATTGGAGCGACTACACCGTCTACTGGTGCGTTCACATCGGTGTCGATGACATCTGGCACGATCACTACAGCTCCAACAAACGGTACTGACATTGTCAACAAGGACTATGCAGACTCGATTGCATCTGGTTTGAACTATCACCAGCCAGTCAACTACGCATCGACCACTACACTACCTGCGTACACCTACAACAACGGCACAGGCGGTATTGGCGCGACCATTACAGCGAATGCCAACGGTGCATTGTCTTTGGGTGGTGGATCACCAACAGCGACTCAGCGTGTTTTGGTTAAAGATGAAGCTGGCGGCAATGCGGCTTACAACGGTGTGTATGTTGTCACGCAAGCTGGTACTGCTGGCACACCGTTCATTCTGACTCGCGCAACAGACTACGACTCATCAGGTTCTGGAACCAATGAGATCGATGCAGGCGACTACGTTTTGGTGATCTCTGGAACACTGGCCTCTACTGCTTGGGTTCAGCAGACTGCCCTTCCAATTGTTGTTGGTACGACAGCGTTGTCATTCGTGCAGTTCAATGCACCGATCACGTACTCTGCGGGTACAGGTCTGACGTTAGCGTCTACAACTTTCAGCATCACCAACACAGCCGTTACTTCTGGTTCATACGGTGGCGCGGCAACTGTTCCTACATACTCAGTTAACGCTCAAGGTCAACTGACTTCAGCTACTGACGTTGCAATCGCTATTGCAGGCTCTCAGATCACTTCTGGAGCTGTGGCCATAGCAAACGGTGGTACAGGTCAAACAACTGCCTCTGCTGGCTTTAACGCGCTTTCTCCGATCACCACGACAGGTGACCTGATCATCGGTAACGGAACCAACAGCGCAACCCGCTTGGCTATCGGAACAAATGGTTATGTTCTAACATCCAACGGAACCACAGCTACTTGGCAAGCATCTACAGGTGGTGTCACTACCTTCAGTGGCGGAACAACAGGATTGACTCCTGCAACCGCAACCGCAGGTGCTATCACACTGGCAGGAACCCTTGCTATCGCTAACGGCGGCACAAACTCAACCGCTACACCGACTGCTGGTGGAGCTACTTACGGCACGGGTACAGCCATTGCATATACAGCGGCTGGCACAGCAGGTCAGGTATTAACATCAGCGGGTGCAAGCGCCCCAACATGGTCTGGAATTAACGGAGGAACTTTCTAATGGCACAAACAGGCTACACACCCATTCAGCTCTATCGCACAACGACTGCGGGAGCGGCCCCAACCTCTGGCAATCTAGCCGCTGGTGAGTTGGCGATCAACATTGCAGACGCTGACATGGCGCTCTATTCAAAGAACAACACTGGCACGGTAAAACGTCTCATCAACAATCCTGCGGGTTTAAAATATCCAACGGCTGATGGTACGAGTGGACAAGCTGTTGTGACTGACGGCGCAGGTAATCTGTCATTTGGCACTGCGGGTATTACAACAGGCAAAGCTATCGCGATGGCGATGGTGTTCGGTTTTTAAGGAGCTAACATGGCGAATCCAAACATTGTCAGCGTTACCAAGATATACGGTAACACGACATACATCGTCGCAACGACAAGTGCTGTCGCATGGACTGCACTAACGCCAGCGACCAACTACGTCAATAAAGTTGACAACATTGTTGCGGCTAACGTCACAACAGCGGCGGCAACAATTACGGTGTCAGTCAACAGCGCGGTTTCTGGTGGCGGTACGGCTTATCGTATTGCTTACCAAGTCTCTGTGCCACCTAACGCATCCGTGATCATTGTTGACAAGACGACAGCTTTTTACGTAGGTGAAGCTCAATCTGTTGTAGTTACTGCAAGCGCAAATAGCTCAATTGAATTGACAGCGTCCTACGAAAACATGACAGATACCTGATAGGAGGCTTTTATGTCTCTTATGAAAGTTGGCGGAGTTCTCTCCGTTGGACGTGATGGCATCAATTCACCTGTAACGCAGGTGGAGTACCTTGTCGTGGCTGGAGGTGGCGGGGGTGGTGGCACTCGAAACAATAACGGAAATGGAATGAGTGGCGGTGGTGCTGGTGGTTTGTTGACTGCACAAGGCTATCCCATAACTATCGGTTCTTCTATTACTGTGACCATTGGCGCTGGTGGTGCAATTTTAACGAACGGTACTAATACCGTTTTTGGGAACATTACTGCTTCTGGTGGTGGTTATGGTACTGATGGTGGTGGCGGTACTGGAGGTTCTGGCGGTGGCGCTGGTGCTGGCAGTGGTCAACCTACAGGAGCATCAGGTGTTGCTGGTCAAGGTAATGCAGGCGGTGGGCAAAGTACTGGCGCTGGAGGCGGAGGTGGCGCAGGCTCAGTTGGATTAACTGGAAGTGTTAGTAATGGTGGTGTAGGCGGTGCAGGCATTACTTCTAGCATTACAGGCTCACCAATTCAATATGCTGGAGGCGGCGGTGGTGGCGGAAACGGTACTGGCAATGGGTATCTTGGCGGTTTGGCTACTGGTGGTGGCGGTAATGGCGGCGACTCTGCATACAGTTTTACGACATTTGCACAGAATGGATTAGCAAACACTGGTGGCGGTGGGGGCGGTTGTGCGGGTTCGGGTTCAACTAATTACAACGGTTATGGTGGTGCAGGTGGTTCAGGTATTGTGATCATTCGTTACCCATCGTATTTAAATGCCGCCGCATCAACAACAGGTTCTCCTGAAACATACATTGCAGGTGCATGGCGCGTGTACAAGTTTGTTGCCTCTGGCACTATCACATTCTGAGGTTTTATGGCAAACGGTTTATTTAATCTCAAACAAGTCGTTCAAGCTGTTCAGCAAGGTGGATGGCCTGCTCAAAAAACTCCAGCAGTTGAATATTTAGTTGTCGCTGGAGGTGGCGGTGGTGGTAATGGCGGCGGCGGCGGAGCTGGTGGCTTACTCGCTGGCGTTAGGTCTGTGGCTAATGGGCAATCACTTTTAGTTACCGTTGGCAGTGGCGGAAATGGTTCAACGACAGCCGCCGCAGGGGTTACTGGTGGTAACTCAGTATTTGGAAATATTTTAGCCAACGGTGGTGGTGGAGGCTCTGGCTATCAAACCGCTGGAGCGGCAGGTGGCTCTGGAGGTGGTGGTGGTCGTTCTGATGTAGCTGGTGGTTTGGGTGGCTCTGGAATTTCTGGACAAGGAAATTCAGGTGGCAAAGGTTTAGACACATCAAACAATGCTTCTGGAGGTGGCGGCGGTGCTGGAACAATAGGTCGCCCTGCTCTTTTTTCTGGATATTCTGGAATTGGTGGTACTGGAACAGCGTCTGCTATTTCTGGAACTGTTACAACTTATGCTGGTGGCGGCGCTGGATATGGCGCAACAAGCGGAGCGGTTCAAGCAGGTGCGGGTGGCGGAGGTTCAGGTGCGGCTGGAACAGCCAATACTGGAGGCGGTGGTGGCGGTAGTGGTTCTGGCACTGGATACAACGGCGGCTCTGGTATTGTCATTATTTCGTACCCAGACGTATATGCGGCCCCAACAGCTACAACAGGTTCGCCAACTGTAAGTACAAGTGGATCGGGTAGTGTTAACTTTGCAACTGCTGGATATTTCAGTACAGGCACTGGAACCGCTCCATCACAATCTGGTGACTTTACACTTGAAGGTTGGTTCAATCTTTCTACATTTAACCCCGGAGGTGGCGGTTATGCTTTGTTTGGGGGGACAACTTCAGGAGCAAATTACTTTGGTATTAAGGGTACAAACATTGTCATTAACAGCGCCACAACAAGCGCAGAAAAGTTAATTGCTTGCACTTTGCCTTCTACAAATACTTGGTTTCATTATTGCCTGATGAGGTCTGGATCAACTTTGTATGCTTTTTTAAATGGCGTATTACAAGGATCATCTACTTGGACTGATGTTTTGTTTTCTGCTGGAAGTTTGTTAGTTGGTGGCTATGGTTCTGCAACTTATATTTGCCCCGGTTATATGTCAAATTTAAGGTTGACAAATACGGCGGTGTATTCAACATCTGGCTTTACTGTACCAACATCGCCTTTAACCAGAGTAACAGGAACAGCCCTTTTAATGAACACTGTGTCAGGCGCATATGCCGCTGATTCAACAGGAACATGGTCTTTTCTTAATCTTTACACTGCTCCAACATGGAACGCTTTGTCACCATTCACAGGTACAGGCTACAAAAACCGTGTGTACACTTGGACATCCAGTGGTTCAATCACCTTCTAAGGAATTAACATGAGCGATAGATTGGGTGGTTATATTGCAGGACAGAACATCAATGTAGGTATTGGTACGTTCACGGCTGTAACTTCACCGACATTCACATTTGCTTCAACACAGGCTACACCTGATGTTGGTCAACCTGTTCAATTCGTGACTACTGGCACATTGCCAACTGGCTTGTCATTGAACACGACATACTATGTCATTAGTAAAAGTACAAATACTTGCCAATTCTCCACAACTCAAGGTGGTTCTGCTGTCACGTTCACAAACAGTTCAGGTTCTGGCACTCACACTGCTGTAACCCAACGCGCATTTAATCCTTACGCTGGCGCACCTGATACCGTAGAGTATTTGGTGGTTGCAGGCGGTGGCGGTGCGTCTAACTCTTATAGTTCAGGTGGCGGTGCTGGTGGTTTACTAACCGCCACTTCATTTGCGGTACCTACAGGAACTGCACTAACTGTAACTGTTGGTGCTGGTGGTGCTGGTGGTGTTGGTGGCTCTAGTGGAAGTCTTGGAGCCCAAGGAAGCAGTTCAGTATTTAGTTCAATAACTGCTACTGGTGGCGGTTATGGTGTTTACGGCAACTATGGTTCTGCTGGCGGTTCTGGCGGTTCTGGTGGTGGTGGCTCAGGTTACGATGGTGGTGTAGGTGGCGCAGGAACATCTGGACAAGGTAATGCTGGTGGTCAAGGCGCGGGCAGTCTTGTAAAAGGCGGCGGTGGTGGCGGCGGTGCAGGCGGTGTTGGCGGTAATGGCTCAAACCTTGGAAGTGCAGGCAATGGTGGGACTGGTATTTGTTCAACTATTACTGGTTCAAGAGTTTTTTATGCTGGCGGTGGCGGTGGCGGTGCTGAAACTACTGGTGGCACTTATAACGCAGGTTTGGGCGGTGCTGGTGGAGGTGGCGCAGGCGTAGCTGGTGCAGGCGCTAATCCCCCAGTAATAAGTCCTAATAACGGTGTAGCCAACACTGGTGGCGGAGGAGGCGGTGCGCCTCAATACTCTGCTGGTGGCGCAGGCGGTTCTGGCATTGTTATCGTGCGTTACCCACAAATTAACTCAGCCCCAGCAATGGTGACAGGTTCGCCTCAAGTGAGCTATGCTGACGGTTATCAAATTTACACTTGGACTTCTTCTGGTTCAATCATTTTCTAAGGAGCAACTATGAGCCATTTCGCAAAAGTAGAAAACGGTGTAGTGACGCAAGTCATTGTCATCGAGCAGGACGTTTTAAATCTTGGTCATTGGGGAGACCCAGCATCTTGGGTTCAGACCTCATACAACACACAAGGTGGAGTTCACCGTCAAGGCGGTACACCATTGCGTAAAAATTACGCTGGCATTGGTTACACATACGATTCTGTTCGTGATGCGTTTATACCTCCCCAGCCATACGCTTCATGGGTATTGAACGAAGATACTTGCTTGTGGGATGCCCCTACAGCTATGCCAACCGATGGCAAAATGTATACATGGGACGAACCCACAACTGCATGGGTTGAAGTCGTAGCCCCAACAGCCTAATCTTCGGAGCAAAAGATGCCAACATACAACGGAATGTGGACACTGAGTCAAGTCAGTCAGGCGGTCAAAAACCTGAATTGGACGGGTGTGCCTCCGTCTGTTGTAGAGTATCTTGTTGTTGCTGGCGGCGGTGCAGGTGGTTGGAGTATTGGAGGCGGCGGAGGTGCGGGCGGCCTTCTGGCTGGATACGCTGGTATTACATCTGGCACTTCTTATTTTGTAACCATTGGTGCTGGTGCTACTGGTGTAAGTTCGGGTACAACTAGACCAAGTGGCAATGATTCTGTTTTTGATGCTACAAGTAATGGAGCATACACAGGACGCATTGTTGCTTCAGGCGGAGGTGGTGGCGGTATTTATGCTACACAGCAATTTGGAGTTGCTGGCGGCTCTGGTGGTGGCGCTGGTGGTGGCACTTACCCAAATTATGCAGGCGGTGCTGGAGTTGTAGGCCAAGGAAATGCTGGTGGAATAAGTCGAGATGGTGCTACCGTTTGGCAAGGTGGCGGTGGCGGTGGCGCTGGTACTGTGGGTATGAGTGCAACTGTAAACGCCTCGTATAACCCATTAAATGGCGGCGCTGGAATTGCATCTGCTATTTCTGGCGCTGTAACAGCATACGCTGGTGGTGGTGGCGGTGCAAACTATGCTGGCGGTGCAAATGGTCTTGGCGGTGTGGGCGGTGGTGGAGCATCTGGCGGAACAGGTGGGCCATCGACTGGGGTCAGTGGTACTGCCAATACAGGCGGTGGTGGAGGCGGAGGTACATTTAATGGAACTGGCGGAAATGGCGGTTCAGGCATTGTCATTGTTCGCTACCCCGGCTCAATTCAATATTTCACTGGTGGCACAGTAACTTATGCCGCTGGTTGTGTCGTTCATACATTCACATCATCGGGCACATTTGCTCCAACAACGCCAACTAACTTGCTTCAAGCTAATACAGTTATTTTCTTCTCGTCAAACACGTGGACAGCCCCTGCTGGTGCAACTCAAGTTCAGTACTTAGTTGTTGGCGGTGGAGGTGGTGGCGGAAGTTTAATTGGTGGCGGAGGTGGTGCTGGTGGTTTCCGTACTGCTACAGGCTTCTCTGTTACTGCTGGCACAACTTACACAGTTACTGTGGGTGCTGGTGGCAATGGTAATGGTTATACCAATACTGGTGGTCGTGGTGTCAATGGTACCAATGGCGGAGATTCTGTTTTTAGTTCAATAACTTCTACAGGCGGTGGCGGTGGTGGCGGATACAACTATTTAGGAACTTCTATTGGTAGTGCTGGATCTGATGGTGGTTCAGGAGGTGGTGGTGGCGCAAGTGACTCCACAACACCAGCAGGTGGCGCGGCTACCCCAGTAACTAGCCCAGTACAAGGCTATGCTGGCGGCGCAGGAAAACAAGGAACTGGCGTTTGGGTTGGCGGCGGCGGCGGCGGAGCAAGTGCGGCTGGTACTGCTGGTAGTAGTACACCTAATGGCGGCGCTGGTACAGCCTCTTCTATCACTGGCACATCTGTAACTTATGCTGGAGGCGGAGGCGGTGCCGCTTTGGGAGGCTCTTCTGGTGGGGCTGGTGGTTCTGGTGGTGGCGGTGCAGGTGCAATATCAGGAGCGGCTACTGGCGGTTCTGGCTCTCAATATGCTGGCAACGGTACTGCATTTACTGGTGGTGGTGGCGGCGGTGCGGCATATACAGATGGTGGACGTAGCGGCAACGGCGGCTCAGGCATCGTAATTCTCAAATGGAGTTAATCATGGCTACAAAATGGATTCAAAAAGCGATCAGCAAACCCGGTGCTTTGAAGAAAGCTCTTGGCGTGCCTGCTGACAAAAAGATCCCTGCGTCCAAGCTCACGGTGAAGTCTACTGACTCACCCAAGATGGCCAAGCGTAAGAATTTAGCCAAGACCCTTAGAGGTTTTGACTGATGGATTCAGTAGAAACAAAATTGGCTGTCCACGAAGCCATCTGCACGGAGCGGTACAACAACATTGACCGCTCTTTGCGTGATGGGGACAAGCGCATGACCAAGATTGAATACCTCTTGTATGGGGTGATTTTGTGCGTGCTTTTTGGCCCCGGTGTGGCGGCGGACTTTGTGAAGAAACTTTTGGGGTTGTGACATGTGGGACTGGGTGGAAGGTTTGTTAGCCGCCACCGCAGTCACCTGTTTTGTCATCTTTTGTACTTACATGATTATTTGGTGTGGATTATGGTGACAAAAAAAGCCCCAGCTAAGGTAGCTCCAGTCAAACGCTCAACCCCTAAGCCCCGTCCCAAGGTCGAAGCTAAGCCCGTTGCAAAGAACCAAACCACTGCTGACAAGATCATTGACCTGATCAAGTGGGTGGACAACCCCTTCAAGCTGTTTACAGTCATTCTGCTGGGTTTTTTGGCCTTTGCTGGATACTTTGCTTGGGATAGCCGTCAGGTCATCCTAGGAGCGATTACAAGCTCTTCACACCACTCTTCCTTACGCGAGGTGCCAGTGCTCGAGAAAATCGCTCTGAGCTTGTCTAAAGACCTCGAAGCTGAGACTGTGGTGGTTCACAAAGCTAACCTTGTGGTCAATGGCCGCACTACGCTACTTGCGTATGGCCCAAAGGGACGCGAAACCGCATTCGATGGCTACAACTCCACCCTGTTCAACAAAGATCCCGTGCGCAACGCCGCCATGATCGCCATGATGAACGGCGAGGTCTATTGTGGGAAACAAGAAGTGGCCAGTAAGACATCAGATTGGGAACAAAAACAAGGCGTGGCGTTTGTTTGCTGGGCATCCATTCCCCCTGAAATTGGTGAATTTGAAGGTTATATCTCATTGGGCTTTTCTAAGGAGCCGTCAGACCTGACGGTTGTGAAGACCCGAATGAACTTGGCAAGCACAGAGATGGCGAAATGATAAATGCGCTGGCTCTTACTTCCACTGTTGCTGGTTTTGGCAGGCGCGACCGCGAATGAGCGGTGCATTGTTGCGGACTTTTATGGGCTGAGTTGGATCGGAGACCCCGGCATTCGGCATTCGCAGTTGTCCATGTGGCTGACTACGAACGGGAGCAGTTGCAGTACTGAGCAGTTGCTGGTGATCTGGAACAACTTGGCCATGTGGGCTGGTACGGCGGATTCGTCAGAGATCAGAGCAAAGGTTTTGCACTTTTATGCAAAGGCGGCAGAGCGGGAAAAGAAATGATCCAGCTTCACAAGTGGTTTCCGTTTGTACTGCCGGGGCCGCACGACATTCGGGCCATCGCTGTTGAGCGCCGTGCTGAAAGATTGGAATTTGAGCAGTTGCAGGAAGAGAAAGCAGAGAAGGTGCGCAAGGCTGTTGAGACGTACGACCTAGAGCTGTACAACAAAAAAGCCAGAGAACACACGATTGAGCTTGAAATATTCAACGACCGCAAGCGGTTTGACAGATTTGTATAAGGAGCACCCATGCTGACACTACTTTCAACCCTGATCTCGTTTTTGATGGGTGGTTTGCCTAAGATTTTGGAGTTTTTCCAAGACCGCCAAGACAAGGCTCACGAGCTGGCGCTGGCTCAAATGCAGATTACCCGCGAGTTGGAGCTCCGAAAGGCTGGTTTTGAGGCTCAGGAACGCATAGAACACATTAAATCAGAGCAACTGGCCACAGAGAGCGCGGCAAACACCCAGCAAGCTTTGATTGGCGCCCAGCAGGCTGAAATGCAGGCCATTTATGCCCATGACATGAGCCTGAACGAAGGAACCAGCCAGTGGATGAAGGACCTCAGAGCCTCTGTTCGCCCTGTGATCACCTACGGTTTCTTCTTTTTGCTGATGTTTGTGGACATTGCAGGCTTCTGGTACGGCTATTACATGGGCGTTGGCTTCGACGACATGCTGAACATGCTGTGGGACTCTGACACCCAAGCCTTGTTTGCTTCCATCATTGCTTTTCACTTTGGCGGCAGAGCCTTCGGCAAATGAACGTCAGTCCCAAAGCCATTGAGATGATCAAGCACCACGAGGGTGTACGGCAAAAGCCGTATCAGTGCCCTGCGCGGCTGTGGACGATTGGCGTTGGCCATGTGATGTACCCCCAGCAGGGCAAATTAAAGCTGGAAGACAGAAACGCTTTCCAGACTAACGCTCAAGACATGAGAACCTATTCGATGGAGGAAGTCGATGCAATACTTCGGGCAGATCTTGCTAGGTTTGAGAAGGGAGTGGCTACTTATTGTCCTGTTCCTCTTACTCAAGGACAGTTTGACGCGCTGGTTTCCTTTTCTTTCAATGTAGGGCTTGGCACGCTTCAGAGGTCAACCCTGCGCCAAAAGGTGATCCGTGGCGACATGGCTGGGGCATCTGACGAACTTTTGAAATACTGCATGGCTGGCGGGAAAATCCTCAAGGGATTGCAGAAACGCCGTATGGACGAACGGGCGTTGTTTTTATCTTAAAGGCATACTAAAATGTCCCAACGAATCTACGAGGTGAACGCATGACGACCGCAAGTGTTATGACCTATGACAGTTTGGTCGAGAACATCCAGTCTTATCTGGAGCGTACAGACGCCGCCACGCTGGACAAAATCCCCCTTTTCATCATGTTGGCCGAGCAGGTCATTGCCTCCCAGATCAAATTCTTGGGCAACCTGACTGTCAACACCAGCACAATGACAGCCGACCAGAACGTCATTGACAAGCCAGCTCGTTGGCACAAAACCGTCTCCATGAACATCACAGTTGCTGGCCAGCGCCAGCCAGTTTTTAACCGCAGGTACGAATACCTCCGTGAATATTGGCCAGACCCTGCCGCAACGGACGTTCCCAAGTTTTACTGCGATTACGACTACACCCACTGGATGGTGGCGCCCACCCCTGACGTGGCCTATGATTTCGAGGTTTTGTACTACGAGCGGGTCCAACCCTTGGACAGCTCCAATCAGACCAACTGGTTCACCATTTACGCCCCTCAAGCACTGCTGTACGGCTCACTGCTTCAGGCCATGCCTTTCCTCAAGAACGACGACCGCATTCCCATGTGGCAGGCGCAGTACAAGCTGATCATGGACGTTCTGACAGCAGAGGACAAGTTGCGTATTGCAGACCGTCAGGCGGTCGCCAATGACAGTTAAGGACTAACATGAGCTACAACTCACCATTCACAGGCAACGTCGTCCAGCCGACGGACGTTTCTTACCGTGCTGTTACGCTGAGCGCTAACACCCAGTTACAGTGGCCAATCAACGGTAACGCTACCGACGACTACGCCGCTCGCATCATGCAGGTTACGGCCACCACAACGGGCCTGAGCCTGTATATGCCGCCTGCAAACCAAGCTTCTGTCGGTAACGACGCGATGATCCGCAACATTGGATCAAACACGTTCACTGTCAAAGATTTTGGCGGCGCAAACACCATTGTTTCTATTGCCGCTGGTGAGTCAAAATACGTCTACATCACAGCAAACCCCACAACAACGGGTACATGGGGCAATATCGCTTTTGGTGCTGGTACATCCTCTGCCGATGCTGGAACTTTGGCTGGACTTGGTTTAGTTGCAAGTGGCCCAACCCTGAATGTCAGCCACCCTGCTCAGGCCTTGGTGAACGCTGGGACCTTTGCAACTACTGATCGTGCCCAGACATCGATCTGGACTGGCGGTGCAGGTACGTACACATTGCCTTCTGTTTCAACTTTAGGCAACAACTGGTTTACGCTGTTCAAAAACAGTGGCACGGGCTCCATGGTGATCTCAGCCGCTGACAACATTGATGGCGCCTCTACCAAGACTTTTGCACCGACTGAGTCTGCATTTATTGTATGTACAGGCACAACCTATATCACTGTCGGTTACGGTGTCAGTTCACAGTTCTTCTACACCTCTTTGGTGAAATCTGTTTCAACTGGTACATACACGTTGAGCGCCAGCGAAGCATCAAACACCATTCAGACCTTCACAGGAACCTTGACTGGTAACGTGACAATCGTTTACCCACCTGTGGTGAACTTGTATGTGATCAAGAACGCGACAACGGCTGGTGGGTACACCTTCACCGTGGGTACTGGTTCTGGTACGTCTGTGATCATTCCTTCTGGCCAACAGGTGACTTTGGCTTGCGACGGAACCAACTTCTTCAACGCCAACACCTCTCAAGCTGGTGCTGTAACCACCCTCAGTTTGGCTGATGGTTCTGTTGCTGTCCCCTCACTGAACTTTGGTTCTGAAACCAGCACTGGTTTGTACCGTCCAACGGCTGGTACGTTAGGTATTGCTGTGCTTGGATCTAACGTTGTGGACATCGATGCTACGGGTATGAGCGTCACTGGCAACGTATCTGCCTCTGGCACAGGCACTTTTGAGGCAGGCATCTCAGGCGGTACATACTAATGACAAAAAAAGTCTTTGCCCTTGACACGAAGCCGGGCATCCAGCGCGATGGTACGGTGTTCGACAAAGACTTCTACAACGATGGCCGCTGGGTCAGGTTTCAGCGTGGCCGCCCTCGTAAGGTAGGTGGCTATACGCAGATCACGGACGGCTTGTCTGGACCTTCTCGCGGCATCTACGTCAACCCACAGCAGAACTTCAACAACGTCTTCAGTGGTCACTCACAGGGCTTGCAGGTTGTTCCTATCGACAACAACGGTGTGGGTGCTGGCGTGACTGACATGACGCTGTCTAACTTCACTTCGTCTGACAATAACTTGTGGCAGTTTGATACGTTCTATGACGTTAGTGGTTCTGGTAACAATTTGTTGCTTGCGCACCCCGGCCAGAATCTCTCCCTAATTGACAACAACGTCAACACCCCCGTATTGGGTGGCTCAATCACTGGCACAACCCTGTCTGAAATTGGCGTGTTTACTGAGTCGGTGTATTTGAACAGCACCACGACCATGTATCTGTCAACGACAAGCCTTTTGATTGGGGCTGGCCAGTCCATCTCTGGTACTGGCATTCCATCAGGCACGACTGTCGTTTCTTCAGCCCTTGCTGTGCCCATTTTGAATGCTGTGGCCGTGACTGGCACGGCTGGCCAGTGTTCATGCACAGCAACAACAGGCCTATATGTTGGCCAAACTGTGGCTGTTACTGGTACTTCAACTGGAACTGCAACAGGCCTTACATCTGGCGTGACGTACTACATCATCGCCACCAACTACTCGACAACTTTCACGCTGTCTGCCTCATCTGGCGGACCAGCAATCACGACAACTGCTGGCTCAACCACAGGTCTAGTTTTCACAATTAGCCAGATCCAAAACGTGACAATTTCAGCCGCGGCCACAACTTCTGGCGCGTCTACGATCACGTTCAACAACAACATTTCCGTCTCTGGCGGCGTTGTTTCTCTGCACCCATACGTGTTTGTCTACGGTAATGACGGCCTGATCAAGAATTGCTCAGCAGGCAATATCCAAGACTGGGTCTCTGCGGACGCAAATGAGGTCTCTGTGGCCACAGGAAAGATTGTCCAAGGCCTACCAGTGCGCGGCGGCTCAAACGCGCCTTCTGGGCTGTTTTGGAGCCTTGATAGCCTAATCCGCGTGTCCTACATCGGCGGATCTGGTACTCCCCCCCAGTATTGGCGTTATGACTTGATCTCTTCTCAGTCCTCCATGCTGTCTTCTCAGTGTGTGATTGAGTACGACGGTATCTACTACTGGATCGGTGTTGACCGTTTCTTGCTTTACAACGGTGTTGTGAAGGAAGTCCCAAACAACATGAACCAGAACTACTTCTTTGACAACCTGAACTACGACGAGCGCGAGAAGGTTTGGGTGTCCAAGGTTCCTCGTTACGGCGAGATCTGGTGGTTTTACCCACGCGGAAACGCTACGGAGTGCACAGATGCAATCATTTACAACGTGCGTGAGAACACTTGGTACGACGCAGGCCAAGCTCTTGGTGCTCGTCGCTCTGCTGGTTTCTTCTCTCAGGTCTTCCACTATCCAGTGGCCGCGTCTTGGGAACTAAACGCGATTGGTGGCGTGAATGCCATCACCAAAACCGCAGGCGGAACGCTTTACACCAACGGAACCTACACAAACCAAGCGCTGACAGGCGGAAGCGGATCTGGTGCTACAGCAACGATTGTGGTGGCTGGTGGAACCGTTACGTCTGTCACGATTTTCAGCAAGGGCAAGGATTACGTAGTGGGGGACACCCTCTCCGCTACTCTGCCTGCTGGCTCAGGTTTGATCATTACGGTCAATCAAGTCGTTAATTTTGTATCGTTGTGGCAACACGAGATTGGTACTGACGCTGTGCAGAACACCGAAGTGTTGGCCATCGAGTCTTACTTTGAGACGAATGACCTTGGCTGGGTTTCTGGTGGACCTTCACAGCCTGCCCCAATAGGTGATAACAAGTGGATTCACTTGGAGCGCCTAGAGCCTGACTTTTTGCAAGACGGCGAGATGGAGCTGTACGTAACTGGCCGCCCATTTGCTCAGTCTGATGACAAGACGACTGGCCCCTACGTATTTGAGCCCAACACGAACAAGATTGACCTGCGCGAACAGCGCCGCGAACTTCGCTTGAAGTTTGTTTCTAACGTGGCTGGTGGAAATTATCAGCTCGGCAAGATCCTGATCGACGCAGATACAGGAGACGTGCGTGGCTACTAATCCTCTGAACGTTGGCCTGATATACGACCCGCGTTATCATACGTTCGACTCGTGGGCTTGCCTCATGGTTGAACTGTATGGTGCTCAGAACCTGCCTATTCCTACTCCAACGACTGATTGGAAAGAGTGGGGCGCTGGTTTAAAGGCCATTGACGTGTTCACCAATGAGGGCGTCCCCGGACCTTATAACTTTAACGATTGGCAAGAGTGGGCAGAAGCTGTTGTCAATGCTGTTAACCCGTCGGTGAACTAGATGGCACTTTACGAATCACTTTCATCTTCAAGCACGCCTGAAGAAATTGCCGCCGCATACAAAGAATTTGCTGGCTTGGCTGGCGGGGATACTGCCGCCGTTCAGAAGCAGGCTGTTGATTATTTGAGTGCTTTGGGCGTTGCCGCACCAGCCATTACGCAAGCCTATAACATCTACACAGCGCCGCCAACAAATACGGGTGCATTGTCTTCTGTAGATACTGGTAAAGGTGACATTCTTAACGACACGTCTGGTGTTGTTAATAACGCAGGCACTGGCGCTTTATCTAAGGCTACAGGCACCACTGGGGGAACAAGTGGGGGAACAACTGGCGCGCTGGAAACTGCAACAGGCACCAGTGGTTTAGCCTCGACCACCAACCCATACGACTTGATCAACAGCGCGTGGATGAATGGTGACTTTGCTGGCACGTCAAACATTATCAAATCAGCTGGTTTAACGCCAGCTCAAGTCAAGGCCTATTACGGGCTAGATGACGCAACAATGAACTACGTGATGGGCACTGGTGTGTTTGGAGCACCAACGCCTACACCTGTTGTTCTTGCTCCAACGCCAACACCTAGCGCGCTTACCCCAACTCCAACCCCAAATGCTTCTGCGGTTGTTACTGGCGAAACAAAGACTTATACACAGGCCGAAGTCAATCAAGCGCTAAATGACTTATTAGCAAAAGATCCAAAAGCCAGTAAAGCTGACATTCTGGCCGCGGCGGCGGCTTTGGGAATTAGTGCTGATCAAGTAAATGCCGCGTTCATTACTCGAGACGCAAATAGCCTTAAATCAACACCAACACCGACACCAACGGCAACCAGCAAGCCAGAGGACTTGGTCACCTATGGCAATTTGAATATAAAGCTTGATAAGAATGTCCTGTCAAACCTGACAAGCCAAATTCAAACCATCACCAATTTGACTGGTGCAAATCAGTATTGGAATGGTGGTGCTTTTTCTGCTGGACAAGGTGCAAACATTGGTTTTGATGCAACTACTGGCGCAAATATTTTGGGTCTGGACAGCATCAACAATCAACAGCAAGTTGCATTGGACATGGCGGCTTTCTTGGCCTCCAAGGGCATTACAAACCTAAACCAAATTGGCTACGGCGACATCATGGGCAACGTTAATGTTCGTCAAGAATATGACGACAACGGCCAGCCAACAGGTAAATATTTTAAATGGGACACTAAAACTGACACGTGGGTTCCTGTTGACGAAAAAGATGTTCGACATGTCACCAACTACAAGGCGGATGGTGAAGAAGACACATTAGTTACAACTGGCAGGGTTGGCGAAGGTGTTATCAACAAAAAAACTGGAGAAGCTGTAACCGACGGAACAGGTAAGTTTGGTGCAACTTATACAGGTGACGGTGGTACAGAGTACAGAATTCAAGTTGACAAAAGTACAGGCCTGCCAATCTTTTACACAAACGGTGTAAGCAGTAACACGCTTGCTGGCATCATGTCAGACCTAGGTCCAATCGGACAAATTGGTCTTGCTATTGCCACCAGTGGCATGTCTATTCCTGCTCAAATTGGCACACAGTTTGCCCTTCAGGTTTTGAGTGGTCAGGACGTTGGAGCCGCAGTTAAAAATGCATTGGCCTCTTACCTTGGCAACGAAATTCTAACCACCACTAGTATTGCTGACATTACCAAACAGCTCAATGCAATTGACTCTTCAGGTATGTTGGCAAAGGCATTCCAAGGATCTGTTGTTGGTGCAACCAAAGGCGTGGTGACTGGCCAAGACGTATTCGACTCAGCCAAGATTGGTTTTATTCAAGGCGGAACGAGTGGCGCCGCTGACGCTATCTTGGCCAACTTTGGTGATCAGTTGAGTGGTTTGTCAAAGACACAGCAAGCCGCACTGAAGACATTGATCACTGGCACGCTAAGCAACAAGCCTTTAGATCAAACTTTGATTGACAGTATTATCAGTGGCGTAACAACACAGATAAAACAAGACAAAGCTACAAATAATGAAATAAAAACAAAGAATGCAGGAATTGTTGTTGGTACTGACTCCAGCGGCAATCCAATTACTCTTGATCAGACATTGTCGAATTTAGACTCAATGTTGGCATCAAGCGCAAACTTGGGTACTTATGCGGCCATAAATAATGGCGTTGTCAGTGATGCTGGCGGTGGAAATAAACCAACACTTCCAATTGCTGAAATTACAAATACTGCCAAGCAAGGCGAACCCGGATACGGTTGGAAGTATTACAGCGACGGCACAGCCATCTCTCCAAATGGTACGTATTACTATGAAGGTGAAGTTGTATCTTTGTCTGACCAAGACAAGGCCCAGTACTTAGCAGGATCAGCGGCAAAACAAGCCGCCGCCATGCTGGTAAATAGCCCACAAATGGTCAATACTTTGTCGGGAAAAATATCTGCAACAGAATTGCCCGGCGTCCTTGATACTCTCAAAAATTGGTGGGCTATTAACCCAGCATCTCAATATAAAAATGCCAATGAAGTTGACACTGATGCATTCAGAAGTTATTTAAAAGCTCAAGGAGTTTCAGAGTCAAACATTAACTATATTGCTGATGCGGCAAAAACTGCTGTTGGCGAGCTTATTGATAAAACAAAAACCGATACAGAAACATCAAAATCTAAAGCAACTGACGTTTTAAAAACGATTGGTGATAAAGCCGCCACAACTGAGGCTGATGCGGCGACTACCGCACAAAATCTTCTTAAAACAATTAGTTCAAATTCTTTGGCCGCTTCTACCCAAGCACAGCAAGACGCAACTCGTATTTTGCGAGATCTTGCAATTAAGTCTGGTCAAGGCGGTTTTGTTAGCACAGACATAATTAACGGTTTATTTAACGCTTTTAGTAGTACAGCTAAAGCTGGATCAAATGACCCAGTAGAAATTGTAAAAAATCTGTTTACAAATGCAGATGCTTCTGCCCTTCAACGTTTTGGCCCGGGCGTGGTAGATGACTTAATTGGTGTTCTTGGTTCTGATTGGGCAAGATCTGGCGGTAATGCTCAGTTCATTAACGAGTTAACAAAAACTATTTTGACGGACCCATCTAATCAAGATTGGCAAGATGCTTTTACAAAAGCAACTGGTTACGATTGGACTGAAACGCCAGAAGGTAAGGCTTGGGCAAACAGAACAACACTTGCTCCAGAGGGCAGTATTCCAGCAGACCTTGGTGAAGGTTTAAAGGGGTACTACGATCCAAAAACTGGCAACTACTATACCCTTGACGGTAAAAAATGGTATGGCGAAATTACAGTTATTGGTACACGAGTAACACCTGCTGTCACACCAACACCAACTCTTAAAGCGACAGACCTTGATCCAAATATCATTGTCTTGCCTACTGTTAAGCCAACTGTCACGCCAGTTGTGACGCCTGTTTCTACACCCTCCGTCACGCCTACTGCAACTCCGAAACCTGCGGTGGAGCCAAACGCTACGCCGACACCTAGCTCGACGCCTACACCTACGTCCACGCCTTCTGTAAGGCCAACGCAGATACCAACGCCCACGATTGAGGTTACGCCTACAGTCAAGCCTACCGTTACCCCAACGCCAAGCGTGACCCCTAGCGTGACCCCAACACCGAGCACAACGCCCAGTGTTACACCCACGCCTAGCATTACACCGACTCCAAGCGTAACGCCCAGCATTACGCCTACGCCGTCTGTAACCCCAAGCATTACCCCAACACCAAGTGTCACCCCAAGCGTAACTCCTACGCCATCAGTGACACCGAGTGTCACGCCGAGCGTTACGCCCACAACAAAAGTTACACCGACCGTGACGCCAACTGTCACGCCGCCTACGCCTACGCCTACGCCGCCAGTCACTCCGACGCCTACGCCTAGCATTACGCCGACGCCTACACCGCCTAAGCCAACGGTGACGCCTACAGTTACGCCTACAGTAACTCCTACTGTCACGCCTACGCCAACGCCAACGCCTACTCCTACACCAAAGACTTCTGCGCCGTCATCGGCTGGCTTGCAGGCGGCGATGACATCTCCCGGTGTATCTGGGACAATTGAGCCATTGAAAGCTGTAATGCTTCAGGCATTCATGACCAGAGACAAATTCAAGGACCCTCTGGAAAAATTGCATTTAATACAGGAAGCCTCTGGTAAGGCTGAGCAAAATATGATCGATCAAGGTATTAACCCAAGACTGGCCCAGATCATGGCTGACCGCATGACTGACGACGTGTCCAACCAAGCTGGTGTTGAGTCCCCTGTGGATAACACATGGCGATATGGCCAAGCACCAGAAAACCTTGACGATCTGTTTGGTCAAAAACAAGAGCTGGCATTCAAGCAGGGTGGCTTTGTAGCCCCCTTGCAGATGGCCTCTGGCGGTGCTATGCCCCTACCCCTGCTGGTCAAGTCTGGTGGCGCTCTGGGGGCTTTACCAAGAAGCGATGGCAGATTAGACTTCAGGCATGGCGCTCACGTTGCTGGTGAGGGTGACGGGCAGTCTGATGACATTAAAGCAATGCTGGCTGATGGCGAGTTTGTGTTCCCCGCGGACGTGGTTTCTGCGCTCGGAAATGGCTCAACGAAGGCTGGATCAGATAAACTATACGAAATGATGCATTCAATTCGAGAACGCGCACGATCCAAGGGCCCCAAGGACCTGCCGCCACCTGCATTGAAGTCACCACTTGATTACCTGAAAAAACGGTAAGGAGCTAGAAAATGGGATTATTCCAAGGCGAAGCGCCACCAAATGTAGAGACGTTCAAGTCAACGGGCGTCACGGCTCCTCAGTACCTGACCGACTATCTCACCCAGCTTGCACAGCAGGGCCAGCAGTCTTTGGGTACCAAAGATCCCACGACTGGAGCATACACAGCCCCCACCTATGAGGCTTTGAAGACCGCAGGTGCTCCGTACGTTGCGCCGCTGACCACGCTACAAAAGAGCGCGGCCACGAACGCACCTACAGACCTGTATCGCTATCAATCCCCAATGGATTTGGCCTACTCAACAGGTCAAGAGGCCACTGGCATCACTCCAGCTGACATCTCCAAGTTCTACAACCCTTACGAAAAGGCCGTTGTGGACCAGATGGGCGCCGACAGCATGGCGCAGTTCCAGAAGAACATCCTTCCACAGTTGAAGGCAGGTTTTGTAGGTACTGGCGGTTTGGGTGGCCAGCGTTATGCAAACGCCGCAGGTCAATCTGTGACGGACATGAACACCGCTTTGCTTGAAGCTCAAAACAAAGCTCGCTCTGCTGGCTACCAGTCTGCCCTTGATGCCGCCATCCGCGAGATGAGTGGCCAGACACAAGCGACCCAAGCTCTGGGCACTTTGGGTGCACAAGAACAGCAGGCCGCTACAACAGGCCTGAAGTCACAAGCTGACATCGGCGCTATTGAGCAGGCTCAGAACCAAGCGATGATCAACGCGCCCACCACGATGGCTGGCAACGTTGCGCAGATCCTACGTGGTTATACGTACCCCACGACAACAGAAGAAACCTACAAGGGCCCTGCGTCCTCTTACGGTCCATCCATCTTGTCTCAAATTGGTGGCCTTGGTTCGTTCTTGGGTAGCGGAACAAACGCGACCAATAGTGGCTGGCTTGATAAAGCTAGCGCATGGGCAGGTAAGCTGTTTGACAGCCCAACCGTTGCACCAGCCGACCTCCAGAACTGGAACCCACCCTGAAAGTAAGACATGGCAACAGCACCAAATTTGGCATTGGGTTATGGCTCGGATGCCTATACCAAATACGAAGACGCTCAGAAGCGCCTTGACGACATCCTTTCTCAGCGTGAGAATAGGTTGTTTGACCCTGTTATGTTGGCGATGTCGCAAGGCTTTCTTGCGCCCACAAAAACGGGTTCTTTTGGTGAGTCCCTTGGTAACGTAGCCGCCGCAGTTGGTCCAGCGCAGGCCGCTGAAGACAAGCGCATGATGGACATGGCCAAGATGCGTTTGGATGTTGCTCAGCAGGGATTGACGACTGACATTGGTTTACAGCAACAAAAGAACATTAACGAGTGGATTGCCAAGAATACTGCTGGCGCTACGCCTGAAACGACAGCCCCAGCCGCTCCCTCTGCCGTTCAAGGCACGCAGGCCGCTGGCGCTAGTGTGGCCGCACCCTCTATCACTGCTGGAGCTACCCCTCCTGCCGCTTTGCCTGCCACTGGTGGAGCTCTGCCTTCCGCCCCAGTCTCTCCTGCCGCACCAGCCGCGGCGCCACAAGGACCACTGTCTACCGTTGCTCAAGCTCCTGTTCAAGCTCCTGCTCAACAGCCAAGCACTGGCATTCTGGGTGGCATTCCCTTGGGCCTGCCAGCAGGCGGTGGTGGCATGAACATGTCTCCCCAAGAGGCGTCGCTGTTTAAGATTGGCATTTCCCAAGGCAAGACTGTTCCTGACATGGTAAAGATGATCAACGACCAGCGTAATGACGACACAGTGTGGAAGGAAGGGTTTGGTGTTCACCGCCCAACCAATACGTTCATCCCTGCGCCTTCTGCTGATCAGGTTGAGATCCAGTTGCCCGGGGACAAGTCCCCACGCAAAGTATTCAAGAGCGACTCAATGGCTCTTCAGTACTACGCAAACACAAACGATCCTCGCTACAACGAAGTGCTGGACCGCATCAAAAATGGTCCACAGGTCGCGCGCCAGCCAGTTGTTCAGACGGGAAGCCAGCCCGGCACCACGCCGCCTTCAACTGCCGTGCCAACAACCACCGATGTGGCCGCAGAGAAGTCTCGCGCAGAGGCTGAAGCTTCAGAAGCAGGTAAAGGTGCAGGCAAGCGTACCAGCGCGGCCATGGACAAGTACGAGCAGGCGATGGAGTCTAAGAACGCCGCCATCTCTGTGAAAGAGCTGATTGCACAGCCCGGGGCCGACCTAACGATGGGCGTCTTTGAAAAGCCCACAGTCAAGGCCGCCATCGCTGGCATGGTCAGCAACAAAGCTTTCGATGAAGACAAGTTCCGCGACGCTTACACCAAGCTGAACATCAAGTTCAACGTGCCAAGACAGCAGGGCGAGTCCAAAGAAGATTACGACCAACGCAAGCAGGACATCTTTGATCGCGCTCGCGAAGTCGCGTCACAGGCGGCCATGTTGCAGTTCCAAGTCAGTATGCTGGCCAAGGGTCAGGGTCAGATCTCCAACAACGAGCGTCAGTTGTTCGCCAACACGACACTCGGTGTGAAGGATTCTGTCAACACCATGAACCGCAAGGCTGACATGATCATTGAGCGCTCCAACTTTGCGCAGAAGGTCTCGAACGCAATCAACGAAAAGGGTATTTCCCTTGATCAGTTCAAGCTCACGCCTGAGTACAAAAATATGGAAAAGGCTTACGAAGACAAGTTGCGCAGTATCTGGAACCCAAATGCTAAACCTTCTGGTGGCGCACCTAACGTTCCAAATACCCCTGATCTCGAGGCCGCACGTAGAAGACTTCAGGAAAATCTTAAATGAAAAAAGAACTCACCTTCATTAAGAGCCTCGACGAAGAGCAGATCAAGTACGCCATGATGGTTCGCCAAGCGGCTGAGGCGGCTGGCGTGAACCCAACATTGGCTTTGGCCATTGCTTACCATGAAGGCCGCTTCAGGCCTAACGCGCCTCGAGGTGAAGACGGTGA